GTCTTGTTATTTAAGTTTGTCATTACCATTGAGCAACGAAAGATCGTTGTTGTAATCCGATAGGGTGAAGTACTGCAACTGGGTGTAACCCAACAGCCACAGTTTCATGTCATCCCCGTGTATGGGATTATAGAAGGTGACGGGCATGGTGTTCTCACGCTCGTTTTCCTCGGTCGAGAGGGTGAATGATCCCAGCCAGCCCTCATCGGCGTTACCTGTCCAGTCAATCTCGGACATCAGCAGGCCGTTCTCCAGACCGTATATCTCGTACTTGGTCTGCATATCGTGACTGTCGGCATTACGCACGAAAGCCACCACACGGCAGAACGGGAGGCGGTTCATGTGGTCTTTCAACTCCTGTGTACGCACGAAAGTGCGGCAGGTGATATGATGCTGGAATCCGTTGCTGAACGTACCCTTCACCATCTGATAACCCGCGTCATAGGAGTTGCGTTTACCCTGGTAGCGCACGGCGTACTGTCCTGACTTCAGCGAGAGGCCGTTACATACGTTCTCGTAGATGTTGTACCACTCGATATCGTCTTTCGCCATGAGGAACAGGTCGGCCTCTATATGGGCGTTGAACTGCCCGCAACGGGCGAGGTTCTGATTCCTCGTTAGTTTACTGCATGAATTATACATATTGTTCTGATTTGGTTGTTAATCCCCTATTGCTATGAATTTAGGCCGTGAGGCACGTATGGGAGGTTGGTTACAGTTGCAGTCGCACTGACAGGCGGTCACCCAACGCCAATACTTCACGGCATCGGCGAGGTGCTGGCGGCCTATCTTCTCGCTATCCTTGCTGACGGCGGCTATTGACTGCGCACTGGCAGCCACGCTGTCGTCACCGTCTTTAACGACCACTCCGTAGGGTGTTACCTGTAACGGATGCGTGCGGATGAAACGGGCGAACACAAGGTAACTCTCGGCGGCTATCAGACCGGCGAAACGCTGCATCTGCCCGGCATCGTCCGTCCACGTACCGCCGTTAAGCAGCATCTTCTCGGCATCAGTCAGTTCCGTATGCTCGTCACGGTTTGCCAGGCGGTCGTATTCCTCAACGCCGAGCATCTTGACGACATCCAGTTCCTCCGTTTCCCGGATAAATATCTCTACGCGGTTCTTCTGCGTATTCAGCGCAATCTCGCGGTACTTGCGAATATCCTCTACCGTTATAATCATTGCCTTATGCCTTGTAAGAGTTCCTCAATATCTTCATCCTCCAGTCCGAACACCTTTGCTAATACCACACGTTTGGCTTTCTCGCTCTTGGACATATCAAAAAGTATCTCCAGCACCTTATCCGTGCGGTCGCCCAGCTTCTCGGCCAGTGTTTCCGTCACGTCGTAGCGTTTCGGTAGTATGCTGTAATCTTCATCGGGATTGATCGTTGCGATACCTGCGAAGTACTGGAACACTTCGTGCATCACGCGCTCCAGCGCCAGGCGTTCACTCTCGGTCTGTGAGTTGTAGTAGTCGTATGCCTCACGCATTGCGGTTGCACCGAAGTTCGAGCCTACGTCCTTTGCACGCAGGATAGGCGGCTGGCAGAAGGCTGCACCGATACGGTCAGGCACTTTGTTGTCGGACTGTTTGAACTTCTGGTCGGTGTTGTTCGTCTCCCAGGGCTTGAACTCCGGCTGTTGGTCGCCGTCCTCGAGATTGACATAGAGTATCTTCGCCGCCTGTGTGTCATGCTGAAAGGCGGTAAGCTCTTTCTTGCGCTCGTCAGACTGTTCTTTGCTGTTCGCACCGTTACAGTGGTCTATGAACATACCTGACGGCTGGTAGCCGTTGCGTATGTTGCGGTAGGATAGGTTGCTTAATCCTTCCTCGGCTGACATATCCGTGATTGCGCTGTCATAGACAGGCAGAGGGTATGACTTCGGGCCTCGGCGCGAGAAGTAGAATATCTGCCCGTTCCAGGCCTCCCAGCCTCCGGCCTTCTTAACCTCCTCGCTGATAGTGCTGTGGTCGGGATCAAAGAGGTCGAACCAGACGATATCCTGTGAACGGAAACGGCGCAGGTTGGTGTAACGCCTGCCCCAGTCCTTATGTAATGCGATACGGTGGAACTCGTAATTGTCGTCAAGCTCCTCAAAACGCAGCCACTCAAAAGGCACGTGCGACACGCTGGTTATCTCATACAGCGCGTTCCAGTTGACGTGCAGGGCGAATCCTCCGAACTGTGCATAGTCGTTGGCAACGGCATTCAGGACATCATCTGCCCTGTCGCCGCGCTCATTGACGATAGCCTTAAAGAACTCACGCTGACGGAATCCGCGACCAAACAGAAAGCGTCCGTACTGCTCCACGCACGCGCCGCCGGTGATAGATGCACCGACCACCTCCTGCAGTTTCTGCGGGTAGTCGTTCTGTTCTCCGTAAACCTGTATGTGGTATATCCTGTCGTTACGTGTGCGTAACTGCTTTTCCGTTTTCAGCGTTTCGAGTTTCATCGCGTTTACTTCCTTCTGTTACGGGGGTTCTTTTTCAGGGGTGCTGCACTCTGCTCGGCCTCAATGCCGGAGCGTGTTGCCAGTTCCTCCCAGTTGGGCGGGAGCTTATAGAACAGCTTGGCGCACTCCGGGTGTGTACGTAGGTGGTACAGGGCCAGTTCATCGGTTATATTCAGTTGTGTGACCGTTTTCTTCGGGTCGCCGTGCGGATCGATGAGCAACGCTCCGGCGCGTAGGTCAAACTTCTTGTCTTGCATAGCTTTCAATGTTTTAGTGTCGGTTCTCATAATTAGGATAAAGGCATCAAACCAGCAATCGCCACAACTCTTATTGAGCTTGGTATGGTAGATGCTTACGTAAAGACGCTCCGTAGTATTGCGGAAGTCCGTATCGGAAGATATCAGTTCGCGCACCTCGGCGGAACTGATACCCTGATACTTGGATTTATACTCGTCAATCGTCATCATAGACGTGCGAGGATTAGGATGCGGCGCAAAGGGCCTCAATCATTGTCAATGTTGCGGCGAGAGAGTTGGTGTACACGCTCTTGGGGATTTCGCTCTCGTAAGCTCCCTCCTCGCTGCCGAGGGTGATAGCGTAAGCTACACCGTCGTTGTCGGCAGAGTTATGCTCGATAGCGGTAGCCACAAGGCCGTTCTCTGCACCCAGCAGCTCAACGGTAGTCGGCTCATCGTTCTGGTCGCGATTGATGATGATAGCAACGTAACGGCCGTTAGCCATCTTGTTGATGTCATCCTTCAACGTCTGTGTGCGGTCAAAGGCACGCATGATGATCTGATGAGCAAAGCTGCTGTTGTATGTACCTTTCTGCAGGTTGCTGCTTGACTCAAATGCCTTCTCGTGAGAGGTGAACTTGCTGGCCTTTGTTGCGCCTGCGAGTGTGATAGCGCTAATAACACCGCTTACCTCGGTGATAGTGGCGGCTTTCCAATCGTCAAAGTTGATGATTATAGCCTCACCCTTGATGCCGGCAACGGCGTTACGGCATGATGCCATCTGCAGGTTGCCTGTAATTTTACTGCAATTCATATTGAAACGTTTTTAGTGGTTAATGTTCGATAAAAGAAGGGCGGGACGGCGTAGGTAAAAGTACACTCGCCATCCCCAGGCCCTTGCAAACTCTTACTCGGCGTAGATGAAGAAATCGGGGTTAGCGATCTCTGCATCGGCCTTATCCTTAAGCAGGATCTTGGTGCGACGCTCATCCTTGTTATACCAAATCTCGAAGTCACCGTACATACGGCCTGTATTCGGTGTACCTACGGCAAGTACCGACTTGATTGTCAGCAGAGCGCGGTGAGGCTTGAAGAAAGTAGTACCGAGGTCGTTGTATGACTGGATCATCTCATCCCAAATACCCAGAGGTACGACGGGGATGCCGAGGAAGGCAAGTACCTGCACACCTTCAACAAGGTTGACGAATGTGCGGTCAATGCCCTTACCGATAAGATACTGCTCGTAGGCATCGGCGATAGACTGGGTAACGAGGAACTTCGGACGGTTCTCGACGTTGGTATCAGCCTTCATGTTACGCAGCTTGAGCGGAGCTTTGTACCACATAGCGGACAGCAGATTGAATGCACGCTCGGGTGTCATGTAAGCCATCTGCTCGGCCTTTGTTGACTGGCTGTTTGCGTCGATAGTGATACCGCGCTTGTCATCCTCGGCAACAAGGGCACGGAGCTGCTTGAACAGACCATCGATGATATCGAAGTAGCCGGTATCTACATCCTCGGTGATGATACCACCGCCGTTCACCTCCTGTGTTGCGCCGGTCTTGGAGTAGTAGGTCTTACCCTCCTGTGCCACGCCGGTAGCGGCATCGGCAGCCAGGTAAACGATAGTGCCGTTTGACAGTGTGCATTTGGTTGCGCCCAGAGTACCCTTTGCGACACCCATATAGACTGTACCCTCAATCGGGGTAATCTTATGCTCGGTATCCTTTGAGTAGTAGGTGTGACCCTCTACGGCTGTGCCGGTGGCGGCTGTCGGTGACAGATAAACGACTGTACCGTCAGCGAGAGCGCACTTAACCTTGTTAGAGGCGGAGCTGGTCTCATAGACAGTGCCTACGAGAGCCTCGCCGGTGGTCTGCTCGGTAACGGCTGCGGTGGGAACGGCGGTGAGGCTGGCAACGGCGGCTACGGGAAGGGTCTCGAAGTCAACGTTTTCAGCATCGGTGTCGTTCATCCATATGAGGCGGTACATAAACTTATAGACAGCACCTACCAGCACCTCAACTACAATGTTCATGTAGTCGGTATCGGTCAGGTCGTCCACGTTTGTGCCGGTACGCATGGAGTACACTACCATAGTGTCCTTCAGGTCGTTGGCGCACTCGCCCAGATAGATTTCCCACTCCTTTGGCTTCCACAGCATCTTGCGTGTGCCGATACCCCACTCCTGGAGTTCGGGATCACAACCCTGGCCCTTCTTACCGACAAGGCCGCCCTGTGTGATGAAACCTACTTCCTTGTTATACACGATACCGCCCCACATCTGATGTATGGCAGATATCTCGGGCAGACGCTCGACACCTTCATAGACAAGCTCGTTGATGTCACGGATCTGCTCGGCAGTGAATGTGAACTTCGAGAGATCGAAGTTAATGTTTGCTTGTGGCATAATTCTATTGGTTTTAGTTGGTTGTTACTTCTTTTCAGTCCAGCCCAGTTTTTCGCGGCACTCGGCCTTGCGCTCCTCGCTGGTCTTTTCTACGTTCTCCTTACCCTCACCGGCGGACTTTCCGTTCATGCGGCTGCCCGGCTGGTAATGACTACCTAACTGGCTCTTAAGGTTCTTGATTTCCTCATCGCGGGCGGCGACGGTGTTCTGTGCCTCGGTGAGCTGTGTCTGCAGGTTGTCACGCTCGGCGGTCAGGTTATTCACCTGCTCGGTCTGTGCGTCACGTTCTGTAATAGCGTTATCACGCTCGGCGGTCAGTGTATCTATCTGTGCCTGGGCGTTCTGTTTCTCACCCTCCAACTCCTTGATACGGGCGTTCAGGGTTTCAATCTCATTGGCGGGAGCGGCCTGTGCGCCGTTCTGCTCGCCTTCTTTCTCTGCCTGTTCGCCCCTCTTTAACAGGGCGTCCAGTGCTTCTTTCCAGTTGAACATATTTTTCTGTTTTTGATTGGTGTTGTACTCGTTGATAGCACCGATAAATCCGTGATCCAGCATATACTGCGCATCACGTATCTTTTCCTCGGCCATAGCAGCCGCAAGGTCATCGCGGTTATAGCCGGTACGGTCGGCGTAAATGTCAATGATACGCTCCTGTAACTCGCGCATTTCCTCGGCGTACCTCTCTACGGCTGTAGTCGAGCCACTAACGCCGCCTTGTACTTCGTGAATAAGGAAGGATGAGTTAGGGTTAGCGGTACGCTGACTCTTGGGTGCAGCCAGCAGCAAAACGATAGCCATTGAATGACAGTCACCCTCTACGTTGCAGTAGATATTACGGCCTGAAGTGCGCAGGCAGTCATAAAGAGCAAGACCCTCCGATACCAGACCACCGTCGCAGTGTATCTGTAACTTGATATCCTTCTCGTCAGGGTTTTCGTTCAGCAGGTTCTGCAAGGTCTCCAGCGTGAACGGATGATCCATACCGAACCACTCGTATATCCACGCATTGCTTTCCTTGTCAATTACCTCGTGTAGTTTGATTTCCAACATATACGTATTTGTTTTGGTTGATTCTTTTGCTCTGTAAGCGACTTTCTTTGTCCGCGCCATACATTTACCCGCCGAGGAAGAGAAAATGCAACAGGCAGAAAGGAAACCGCCTCTCTGCCTGCAAAGTAAAGTTACCACGTTACTATTTCGGTGGTAAATGTAAATACCATTTCAAAAAGGCATCAAACCTTTGTATTCAGCCGCCGTATTATCTTGCGCACGTTTTCATCCGACATATAGAACTTCTGCCCCGTCAGGTCGTAGGCATCCATCTTGCCCGTATGCTCGCACTGTTCCAGGAAGTAACGGTATATGCGCAAGGAACGCCGCCACTCCGGCGTGATGATACCGACCTTCACTAGACGGTTAAACTGCTCGGTATCAATGGTCTGCAGTAGTTCGTATATCGTCATTGTCTTGTCAGTTCATCCAGGTGTACAACGTTATCCTGCGCATCGTGTAACTCGGTCAGCGATAACCATATTTGAAGGTTCTTTATTTCCTCGCCTACGCGCTGGCCGACAACCTCACCCAGCCGTTCATAGTCAATCTCTATCTTACCGGCAACCTGCCCGGATGCTCCGGC